ATGTTTCTAGGTGTACATCCTAATATTCTAGCGACTTCTTTTGTCTGTATAATATTTTCTATTTTAATTGTTTTCATCTGTTTTTAATTTATCAATTTCAATTTTACATTCTTTTAATAATTCTAAAGTTTTTTCAACTCCAATTACATCGGAAACTTTTCCTATTAATAATTGTCTTAGTAACTTAGCTCTAATTAATTGTTTATTTAGGTTCTGCATATTCTTTTAGTATTTCTTCGTATGTTGGTGCAATATATTCGTAATTTTCGCCTTCAAAATAAGGTTCTTCTTTGCTTCCAATTTCAGCTTGTTTAATGTAATAAATCATATTGTTTTAAATTTTCCTATTCGTGTTATTTCCTGTAAATCTTCCATTATGTTGATGTTTATTTCTTTGTATTTATTATCATTTTTTAAGATTTCGTGTTGCTTTACATTATAAATAACTTGTGCGTGATGTCTTCTAATTAGCAATCCTACCTTTTCTAGCTGAATACCTAGCTTATTCACCATAAAGTCGCAAAAAATCATTCTATTATACACATTTGTTTGTTTTCGGCTTGTGCTATCCAAATCATACCGAAGTATGACTTGGCCTACATTGTGTTTCATTATATCAAATATGCTATTCAATATAAGGTCTTTTGAATACGAGTGTCGCTGATTCATATAATAGAAGGTTCGGCTAAAACTATTGATATTGTTTCATTTTGAAATCTATAATTTTTCATTTCATCACTCCAGAGTAATTGATAACCTTTGTCGAATAGTATTCGTTCTAAATGTTCATTATAATAACCAATTAACAATACTTTTTGCTTAGTTATTTCTACGTTAAAAAAATTGTCTAAATTCAATTCGTAGTGTAATTTTGTCGCTAAATCTAAATTTGTTTTCATAATTATTTTTGTTTAATTGTGTAAGTATTTCTATCCCAGTTTTTAAGGTTTTTAACCCTATCCATTTCTTTACCATAAAGACCCCAAAAGTACATTGCCCATTCGTTAAAGTCAGATGGTCGATCTTTTGGAAAAATTGTTTTGCTAATTCTTAAAGTTTTCATAATTTCTAGTTTTTAAAGTTTATTAATTTGTTCTTTTACTTCTTTCCAATATTCAATAGTTTTTACTATGCTTTTTGTATCATAAATAAATAAATGACTTTCTATTATTTCATCTACTATTTTATTTGTAATTAATTTTGCTTTTTCATCATTTGCAATAATATCTCTAATTATGCTAAAATATATGTGAAAGGCTTTTGATTGTGTATTCATAATATTGTGCGTTACAGTCGCACCCCTGATTTTATTTAGTTTAAACCTTGTTGTGTCATATAGTCATCAAACATCATATCCATACATTGTTTATTTTCAGTTACTTTTTTCATTAATTTTAAACCATTATTAACCCAGTCTTTTAATAATTGTTTCATATCTTCTTCAGTTTCTAAAATGTAGTTATTTAATTTAGCAAACATCATTAAGTTTTCTAATTGCTCTTGATCTTTTTGTGTAAATTCTGCGTTCATAATCTTTTTTTTTTAGTTATTGTTTCTTTGTACACTACAAATATACATACTTTTTTTAAATAAACAAGTGTAAATTTAAAATAAATGTAAAATAAAAATTAACTACCTGATTATCAAGATAGTTAATTTTAAAAATAATTCATAGTTTTTCAATTTCTTTGCGTACTAATGACCAATATTGCTTAAAAGGATTTGGATATAAGACATCATCCATTGCTTTAATTATCTCATCTACTGCAATTATAGCACATTGTTTGGATACTTCTAATGGAAGTGTATATCCATCATTATGTTTTGTTGCAAATGTAAGCAACCCAAATTGCTGACATAATTTCAATGCTTTTTCTTTTGGTGTCATAAATAACATTTAAATACGTTTAATACTTTTTCGCTAACAGGCATCTTATAAATAATGAATTTGTTGTAAGTCACTCTGTTTATACTTTCCAAAACTTTCTCCCTTAATGGTGACTTTGATTTCAACCCTACTATTATTCTTTGTTGAAATTCAAGTGTAACGAAGCTATCTCTAACCTCGTCACACTTTTGTTGATCTATTAATAATTTCAAAATGGTAAATCTTTTGGATCCTCTAAAATAGTATTCTCAACCTTAACCTCGTTAGTCACTGGCTCAATTCTCCAAGCGTCCAAAGATACAAAATTGCTTACTATCTGAGTCGTTGGGTTTGTCCAATCACGACCATTTAAATTGCAACTTACATTTACCTGATCATTCACTTTGAATTTGTCTAGTAAAGCACATTTATCTTTCGTTACTTGAATTTTAAACGTATTTGGGTACGTTTCATCTGTTACCACTTTAAACTCTCTCTTAGAGAAGTTATCACTTACTACTATCGTTTCGTTGATCCCAACAATTCGACCTTTAATTTCAATATTCATATTTATTTATTATTGGATTACTATTTAAATACTCGTTTGATGTTCCTGTTGTGTCTATATATAATGAACTTTCTCGCTCGTTTACATTATACGTTTTACTTTCTTTTCCTTTTTGATATCCCATTAGATAAAATGTAGCTAAAATTAATAAATATATAAAAAATCTCATACATTTTTAACCATTATTGACGACTTACTGAATGTTATGATTGGTCTTTGCAATACTTCTCCAGTTGACTCATCTAAACTAGATACTTTTGATAACGCAACTTGTTTATATTTGTCCTCAATTTCTTTCAAGTTATCTTTTGCGATTCTCCATTCTTCAATATCTGAAAAGTCAATTAGTCTTCTACCCTCAACTTTGGTTATCATTTTAGAACCATATTTAAAACTTTTTTCAGTTCTATTTTCAGCTTCTTCAATTGCTAACTCTTGCACATCTCTATTAACTTTATCCGCTATGTCTTTTACCTCCTTAGATATAGTGTATAGGCTAAGTGCGTCCAATTCTCCATTTCTAACTGCATTTACCATCATTTCAAAATGATCTTGTAGTGTTATAACAGTTGCTTCGGTAACTACCGATAAATGAAAGGGATTTTCAGTTGGTGTATTTTCCCAGTGCATTTGATCTTGTTTATCTATGTCGTTTAAATTTTCCATTTTATTTGCTTTTTTCGATTAATAATTGTTCTTTAACTTCTTGCCAATATAAAGTATATGCTAATTCTAATATGTCATATTTCTTTATTGAATTTATTATCTCATCAACTGATATTATCGCACATTCTACGGCGTGAGTATAAAGCATACACATACTTTCATTTTTACAATTTAAATCTACATTGTTCATTTTATGTAGTAATTCTTTACATTTTTCTTTAGGTGTCATAATTTACTTTTTTCGATTAATAATTCTTGCATTTCTACACTTACATTGTACTTTGCTTTGATCTGTTCTAATGTTCCTTTACCTTCTTTTAAAGCGTCTACGCATCTGATGAAATTAGTTGAACCAACTTGTAAAACTTCTTTAATAATAGGTGGTGCAAACTCTTTTTTCATTTCTTCAATGTATCTCACATCATCAAATTTACCCATAAAAATATCTGCATTAAAACCTAGTTTTGATATTGCTTTGGTTAAAGCATCTGTTTCGATTTTCTTTGCAAAATTATCATCTACCATTGTATTTGCTCTATCCATAAATAATTTACAAGAATTTATGATCTCAAACTCACCATTTGGAAAAAAGAAAGTACCTTTAAAAACAACTAGATTACATTTTTCAACTAAATCATAACTTAATGATATATCTTTAAACCCCCAAGTTTGACCATAAACTCCAAACTGTTCAGTAACTTGCATAATTTGGTATTGTGGTGCTATAGAGGTTATTTCACGACCTCCTAGCTTTGCATTTTTTGTATACTTTGGATTTGTTTTTTCAACTTTATTCCAAAGTGTTAAATTTTCATTACTCATAACTGTTCGTAAATTAAATCTTTAATATCATTTATTTGTTTTTCACCTAAAATATCTAGTATTTCAGTCTCTTGAACATACACGAATAAATCGTAAATCGTTCCACCTTCCTCAGGTTGCCAATGTGTAGCAGGTTCATATTTATCAATGCTAAATTCACATCTTAATACGACATCTTTGTAATTGATTGTTTTTTCCATAATTAATTTGTTTTAGTTTGTAATACAAAGATACATACTTATTTTTAATATACAACAGTAAACTTAAATTATTTTAAATAAAAAAAGTGAGATAGTTTTAATTACCTCACTTTTAATAACTTAACCTAAAACTAAAATATTATGAAATATAAAGATAGTTATTATTTATGGAAGAAAAAACCTATTTCCTGATTTTGGCGGATTAATTTGGAAATGACACCAAGTCTTAGTAGCTGAGAAATCCTCTAACCATAAGCCAATCTCTTCCATTAGCTTAATGTTATCTTTCACCCACGCTTTTAATTTACCATCTGAATCCGAAAAATCAACTGCTCTACCACTTAAATGATTAGATTTCATAGGTACTTTTGGAGGATAAATTCCTTTTCTTGCGTATATCTCTAAATGGTGCTTAGTTGTGCGAAGTCCTGATGTTACTATCATAGGTTTTCCGTACGCTACACGAACTTTATTTATCTTAACGAGTAAATCATTAAGATTGTTTTGAACATCATTTGGAAGTTCTCCTAACCTAGCTTGATTACTAAGCAATTCATTCATTGTTATCATATCTTAGTTAATTTAGCTATTGCAGTTGCAGTACTTCCAACCGTAATTAATACTGCTCCGATTGTAGCCGTTGCAGGTAAAGAAATTAAACCCGTTCCAATTATTCCCACTATTATTCCAAAGTTTATTACTTTTTTAAAAAACATCGGAGTATCTGAATTCCATCTTTTTTTTATCTCTCTCATATTATTTTTATTTATTCGCTTAACATTCTGCCAATTTCATCTGTTTGGTGTTTAAATTCTTTATAATCAAAGTTTAAAAGATTACTTTGTTTTACATAATCAACACCAATATACCCAACAAATTTGTTATCTGTAAAAATTGGGGCTATCATTAACGATTTTATACCTTGATTTTTTAAAGCTATTTTTGTTGCTTCTTCTTTTATGTCGTCAACATCTGAATATACCATTCTACAAAGCATAACTTCCTGTAAAAATGTAGGAAAAAGGCTTGTAGGTAAGTTCTGTAAATTTGAATTTTCAAAAGAAATACCTCTATTACATACCTCGTTAGTTAGTGATTGGTGGTTCTTATGTTTGCCATCATAGAACGAAACACCGTTATGGAATCTAAAAATATACGATCTATCCGCTCCGTATTTAAACATCAAATTATTCAACATTTGCTGAATTAATACATTATTAGTTACATCTTCTTTAATTGGGTCTTTTTCTTCAATTTTCTTTTCAACTACTTCGGTTATCAATGACTTATAATAAAATAGCACTAACCCTACGAATAGAAGGATTAGAGCTATATTTTTCATTTTACTAAGTTCTGCTAGGATTAATTTAATATTGTTCATTATATTAAAGTATTTTGCTCTATATACTCAAAATCACTAGGTAAACCTAAAATACCTTCAATCACTTCATCGTGTTTAATGATATATTTTCCGTTATTAACCTCAAAATTAGTATATGTTTGGGTAATTGCATTAATCGAAATAGGTATTCCTAAACTTGAATTTATTGAATTTAAAACATTTTGAACTTCTAATTCATTGTTGTATACGTAAGCCTTAATATATTGCATAATAAGTGTTTATATTTGTATTTATTGCTGTTAAATTTGTTTGTTGATACGTTGGATAAAGTACTATTTCTTGAATATTTCCATTTATATAGTAACTATTATCTCGATTATTTCTACCGATATTAAATTGATAAGAATTTGAACCAGTTAAATCTTGTGAAGTAGTAGCCTGACCGTAGATAACATTATTTTGGTATAACTTAATGTTATTCGCTTCAGTTGCATTTGTGTTTGAGAATAAATACTGTTGGTTTTTATTAGTTACCACCGTTGATAATGGAAAACTTTCAGTTTCAATAACTACTTGCAAATAATTGCTTCCATCAGATTGTTGACCTAGTGAATAAGCTCCGTCAATACCGTATCCTTTAGAAACAATGTGTCCATAATTTCCGCCAGTATTGGTAAAATTAGCAACTGAAAATGTTGATATACATTCTTGAATGTTTAAAACTGAGGTTGAATTAACATATAGATATTTTGACAAATCTCTATCAAAATTAATAGCTGTTTTTCCATTTAATATATTAATTGAACCACTTGTAACTATTTGTGGTTGATTAGATGCTGTTGTCTGTATAGCATTATTTGTTCCGCTCTGGTCGTACCAAGTAGTCACAAAGCCATTATTAGCACCAACAAATGAAAGTAAAGATGATGTGTCTAAATCAGCACCACTAAAGCCAATATTTTGCTCTGTATTATCTGATGACCGCCTTACTCGAATAGCACTACCACTATAAGCTGTTGATAATTTTCGCAATGAATAGGCAGAACTTGCACCACCATAAGTGTCTAGTAAATAACTTATAGGTGCCGTACTTTCTTCTAAGAAACTTCTATAATATCTACTCATCTTATGAAGGTTTAGTTATCCAATATTCCACTCTTGTAGAGCTTACCCATTCACAAAAGATAACATTTAATGTAGATGTTGTATAAGTAGCAGTACCCATTTTAACCCACCCAGCAGGAAAAGTCGGAGCAACCGTATGATTGTGGTATATTTTCTGAACTATTCCGATTTTTGCACTCGTTAAACTATCCGTAATATTAGATGTCGAAGGACTTGCAACAGAATTGTAGATTTGTGGAACTACAAATGAAATAACACTTCCCGTTGTTGCCGTTGTATATGGTTGGTATGTACTTAAGTCTTGATCACCTGTATTTGTTCCTGAAGTATTGCCTAATAACGTAGCTTCTGCACTTGTTATTAATCTTTCACCTACTACTTTGTCAACTTTAGTATCTAATTGGTCATCAACTGCTTTAACACTCGGATATAGCACATCGTTAATAGTAGCGAATGTAGTTGCTTTATTAGTGTTTAATTCAACGTTGCTATCTAAAAACGTTTCAACCAAATCAGGCACAACCGCAGTTATATAAGTGTCAACCGCTTGTGTTGTTGGATATAAAGTATCGTTAATTGTAGTAAAATCAGTTACTTTATTATTTACATCTTCACCACTTAATGAAGCTAATGTTTGGTCACCTGTATTATAGCCTTCTAAATTGTCTAACTTAACTTTATCATCAGCATTAAGCAAACCAGCTTCTCTAACATTTGCTTGTGGTATAGTAACATCTGAACCTGTTGAGCTTTCAATTTTAAAACTTGTACCTGTTTTTGTACTTAATGTTAAATTAGTTGTACTTGTTAAACCAGCATCTATAAATGCTCTAATTTCAGCAACCGTTGTTTCATTTGTACCGCCCTCATCTAAGATAGTATCTTTGTTTTTTTCGTGAGCTAAAATCGTTGGGAAAACATCATTCCATTCAGCACTACCATTAATTGGAGTGACACCAGTTGAAATTTCAGTTGCTAACCATAATCTACCATCATACGTTGCGAACTCATCAACTAAGTAAGTTCTATCAACATCATATATTAATGTCGGGTCATTTGTTTGACTTAAAGATATAAAGTCATTATAGATATTAATAAAATTACCATCAATTTCGGCATTCGTTAACGTATCATCTTTGTTTATTAACGGTGCATTATCCGTTTCTCTTAAAATTAAATTATCACTATTCATTAGCTTCCTATATTTCTAATTTTTATACCATTTGTAAAGTTAGCATTTTTATCGCATTTAAATAATGGATAACTTGCTTTATTTCTTTCAAGATATTTCTTTATATTTTCTTCGCAAAATGTAGCTCCTGAACGTGCTTGAGATACTAATCTACTAATTGTTTTTTCTTCTACTTTGTCCGAATATTGGTTAGTCTTGTGAACTAGTCCAGTTGCTGTGCTTATTACGTTAGAATTAGCCAAATAACGAGCGTAAGTAGAATAAACTAAATACTGTTTAATACCATCTAAATAGTATATCTCATTTTGATAGGTATATTGTCCTCCATTAAATAATAAATCGTACTTATCTAGTGAGGGTAAAGCTGTGAAATCTGCTATTAAATCTAAATAAAAAGCATCGCCAATTAATTCACGTAAATCAAAGTTTTGAGCCTCTAATATATGAGGTGTTAATTGCTTTATTTCATTTACATTTAGTGAAATTGATTTAACCGCCTGAATATTTGCGAGTGTTATAAGTTTTGTTGTTATCATAGTGTCAACATTTGAGTTACTTGTTCATCTGAAAGTCCGAATAATACCTTTAATGTACCTTGTTTTTGTGAAATTGTTAGATTTGGGTCTGCTAAAATACTAGTTAAGGCTTGCGTACCACCAACTCCCAAAGTAACTGCTAACAAAGTAGTATCTGCCTTTAAATCAGTCGCTTCTTCATCTCCATTTGCTATACGAATTTCGTTTTTAGTATAATAAGAAAGGTATTCGGGTGCAATTGCCTTGCTATATTTCAAGGGCAAAATAGAATAGTCATTTGAAGGGCAAATATTGTAGTAAAAATTAGTAAATATTTCGGTTAAAATTTCTTCAACTACTAATCTGTCATCACTTGTTATACCGTTATAATAATCGAATGCATCACTTATCTCTTTTGAAGTTCCTAAACTACCTTGAACACGTAATAATAAAACTGGAGGTATCAAAAACATTTTAATTATTGCATCTCGTGAACTATTTTCAGTATATTCATAAAGACCATCGTAATTTTGTATGTCTAACTTTTTAAGTTCAATTGCTTCTTCATTACTTTCTCGTTCAATTACCATTATACGCCCAGCACCCTCACCACCTTGAAAAGCTCTCATATTTTCATCAAATAATTCCGCATCTTCATCGCTTTCTGTTTTACCCATAACTAGCAAATGACTAGCCAAAAAATTATCCGTTGCCGTAGAATGTTTGAATTTCTTTAATTGACCTTCAGTAAGCATATCCTCTAAAACAGCATCAAAAGGTGCTAAAGGATATTCATTCATAGGAGAATAATAGATTTGACCTTTGTAGTTTTCCCAACCGCCAGCTTCTTCGACCTCTATTTCTACATTTGCAGGATTGTAAGGGTTAATATAAACAATATCAGTCTTATCGAATTTCTTATGCTTAGTCATACCCCAGTCATCATAAACCTCAATCATTCCATAGCGTTCATCACCTTCAGGAACTAGTCTACAAAATTCAAAAGGAATTAAACTAACTTCCCTTTTTTGGTAAAGTCCGTTGTAATTAACGTGAATAGCAACTCCACCAAATTTACCGAAGTCTTTAACTAATTTTCTTACAAATTTATCCGTAGTTTCATTCTTTGAATTTATTATACTTTTATAAAAATCAGTATCTTTTAAACCACCACCAAAAACAAATTTTTCATACAATTTTAAACAAGTTTTTGCCGTTCCACTATCATTGACAATATCAGTTACCCTTTGAGGGTACTTATTATCAAAGTCGTATTTCTTTACAAAGAAACCAATGTTATCTATAACATCAATTCTTTGCGTAACTTTTTGAGCTGTAGATTTAACTTTAGCCATTATGCTTTACGTTTTGCTCGTGTTCGTTTAACAGCCTGAATTACCTCTTTAATTTCTTCCGCTAGTTCCTTAACATCCTCAACTATACCAACTATTTTTTGCCAATTTTCAGGTACTTTTTCAAAGAATTTTATCAATACTGGATTGTGTTTTAATGCCGAAATACATTGTTTATCAGTTGAGTGTTCTGTAATAGTATCAACCCCGAACGACATTATAACCGCTCCTTTTTTAACGTGAAATTGTTTTTCCATTTTTTCTATTATTTTGTTTGTTATGTTTGGACGTTTTAATGCGAAAAATAAATCCTCTATACATTCGCATTTTTGAGCCTTATTTAGACTAATTCCAAATAAGGTTATATTTAATTTATTAGCTTCTTGCCACTCAACCGAAAGGTGGTTACCCCTCCATATACTTTTGGTTTTTTCGTAGCTTAATACTTTGCTTATTTCTTCTTCCATATTTAAAAAAAAAGGGTATCAAATAAATGACACCCTTAAATTTAGTTATTATTTTTGAATTAATCCAATAAACTATCTACAACAGCTTTTGAACTTGCATAATTTGTAATAAACAAAGAGTTAGGAAGTCTAGGCTCTTTATTGTTAATTGTTGTGAAAGTGAAGTCAAATGCACCTTGTGTATCTGCATTGTTTGGGTCTCTTTCAAGAACTGACATTTCCAAACCTGTAGTTAAACCATAGATTTCAAATGCTGAATTTCCTGATACTCCTTTAAAATAGTTTTCTGTTATAATAACAAATCTACCGTCTTTCATTGAGTTCAATTGTTCTTTAATTTCAGGTGACAAATCAAAACCTTTCATTTGTACAGAATGGTCGAACATATTATTGAAACCAACTTTAACCATCATTGCTTTTGGTGCAATTGAGTTATTTTTACCGTCAATTTGGTAAGCAAATTTTCCAACTGCTAAGACAATGTCCTCAACTGTTGCTGTGTTAACCGCATCAAAAACGATTGATGAAATGTCATCATAATTAAAGATAACCGCTCTATCACGAGTTCCTCCTTGCATCGGAGTGTCGCAACTAATTAAAATGTTTGATGCAATCGCACCACATACTACTGACATATTTTTATATTTATAAAGTGAGTAAAAAAAAGGGAGTTTTAACGCTCCCCTTAGTTATTTAGTAAGCAACTTGAATTTCGTAATCAAGAACTACTTTTGCATCGATATTGAAAGCGAAGTCAATAAAGTTTTTCTTAGATTTCTTATCATTAAATACATCCATTCCTGACATTGCAGTAACTTCTTCAGTACCTACTTGTAAGTTTGTTGGAGTAACTAATACCGCTCTGTGAGGTAAGTAATATTTAGTTCCATCTGAATAATAAGATCTAATAATTCTATCCCATAAGTTGAAAGAATAAACTTCAATACCACCCGACTTAAGTAAAGTAATACCGTTTTCAAGTCTTTCAGTTGTGAATGCAATATTGTAAGCTAACAATTCTCTTTCGTATTGGTCTGCAACTGATTGAGTAACTACATATACAAGTCCAGCTTGTTCACGTAATCTGTAATCAGCTCCAAAACGCATATTTTGAAGTGCATTTGAAACAACTTTGTTTGTTGTATCTGTAGAAGTGAAATTTTGAAGAGCAAATGACGCTTGACCATTTCTTGAAGCTAAATCAGTTGTTTTTCTTGCAGAATCACCAGCAACAATTGCGAAAATTTGTTTCCAAAAACCATCAATTTTATTGAAATAAGCTAAATCCGTACCATTAGTTATAACCCCACCGTCAACAACATTTTCAGCTGTAGTATCTCCAAACCAAGCAATTCTGTAGATAGCTTCTTGAATAGCATCAGTTACTAATTCTTCAACAAAGTTCAAGAAATCTGTTCCCGTTAAATCATATTTTTCAATACCTTTTTTAGTACCATACAAAAAGAAAGTTTCTTTTAAATCTGACCAACAAGACTCGAATCTGTCAGAAACAACTGCAGGATTCCAAAATTTCTCAGTGTTTACGATTGCGTTAGTTGCACTTGAAGGGTCGCAAGAACCAGTTCCTTTTCCAACTAATCCATTCAATCTACCTAAGATTGCAATTTGTTTTTTTGCTACAATTCCATTTACTACTGAATGAAATTTTGTTAATTCTGGTTTAGAAAATGCACTCTCAAATACCGCTTCCGATACTGCTTTAATTTCTTCTCCGTTGAATGTTAAATCTGTTACATCAATTAATGCCATCTTGTTTATTTATTTATTATTTGTTTTTACTAATTAATTTTCTTTCTTTCATTTGTTCTTTGATAGTCTTAGGAGTTTCAATTTCTCTAAATACAGTCGCTTGAGCTGGCGGTGTATAATTGCTCCCAACTTTCGCAAGTTCTTCCATTTTAGCAACTACTGTTTCGGCTACTCCGTTTGCTTTATCCAATTCCAATTTCAAAGCTTCAATTTCAGCTTTTAAACTTTCGTTTTCAGCTGTTAAAGCGTCCATTTCTTCCTGTGTTGGCATTGCTGATAGTTCAACTTCCAATTCTAATTCAGGAGCTTCAGCTTCCATATACTCAGAAACTAGACCGTTTAAAATAACGATTGTAGCACCTTCAAGAGTTAAGTAAGTACCATCTGTTGGAACTGTTCCGTCTTCCAATAAAACTGCATCTCCAACTTGAATATCTTCAAATGGAAGGTTTAAAATACCTTTATCCGTTTCAACCATCATTGCTAACTCGTTTCTTTCAACTGTAGCAACAATTTCTTCACCTTTTAAAATCGACATTGCTAAGGCAACACGCTCCATTAATGGTTTTTTCATATTTGTTTGTTTTTGATTATAAATTAGAGCCACTGCTCTTTGTTGCTGTTTTGGAACTATTGCACTTGCAAAATTCAATTTTAAACATTGGTCAACTGTTAATGAAGTTTCAATTTTCATCAAACCACTTAATGCTTCTTTACTAACACCAGTTGCCTTAGCATAGTTGTTAATCATTTCTGATTCAGTTTCCTTAATATTTTTCGACATTTCCTCAAGTGCTGAAGCGTCACCCGTAACATTCATTAAAAAAGGGTTGTGAATAATATAAGATGTACCTTCTTGAATAAATCTGTTATTAAGTGGAACAGATAAATGAATTTCTGTAGCGATTGACGCACAAAGATTTTCGGCAATTGTATTGACATTTCCTAATGATGAAAGAAACTGAGCTATTGAGCGACCTACCTCAACGTAACCACCTTCACTATCAATATGCACATTAATAGTGTCAACCTCTCCAAGTCCTTGAACTTGCGAAACGACATCAATTAATTCAACTCCCATTTTAGTAACTATACCATTTTCATCGTATGAATTACCAATTTGACCTTTTATGTAGACATTTCCTATCATATTGTAAATTTAAGTTATTGTTTTTGTGTTAATTTGACTTTAAAACGTCAAAGATTATAAGTAATAATTAACCGCTATCTCAGGGTAATAAGTTTCTAAGACATTAAATATCTCAGGCTTGTGAATTTCAATCTCACTTATCAAAGTTTCTTCAATCGTTCCGACTATTGTATCATCGTGACCATACAATAACAAGTCTTTTAAAGCTAAATTAGTAGGTGATAATTCATAATAAAATGTTCCGTTATCATTATCTACTATTCTGTGTATTTCTACGTTAAATTGTTCCATAATTTATAATGAATAAGCTATTAAATGTGACCATTGTGTTACTGTTGCAAGTGCTGTAGCTCCATTTGTTCTAATTGATTGTGGAGCTAATAAAACAGTATCTAATGGTAAGTCGGTTGTAAGTGTTCCTTGCGTTGTATTTCCTGTAACCCTATCAGTTATTCTATATTTTACTTCCATTGAATCGTATTCATTATACAAATCAAACACGTAAAACTTATCTAAAACAGCTCCAACCGTTCTATTTGCGGGAAAATTAGCTCCCAAATCAATCTTACTAGCTGTTCCACTTGCATCATTGTGAAATATTTGTAGATTAGTATCTAATGCATCACTTCCAACACCGATAAAGTTAATCAAACTTGAAACATCTACTAAGTTGTTTATTGTACTTAATGTTGAAATAGGTAGTAATCCGTGAAATTGTTTAGCACCCACTACATAAGAAGCGTCTTGAATACACCACCCAACCGAAAAGCTGAAGCCTTGACCAACTGAATGTCTTAATGAAGCCGTTCTAATTCCAGCCTTTGTACCAACTGTTGAACTCGTGGGTATTTGTGTTCTAATTGTTCTATTGACTATAGAAGTGTTTGTAATTGATATTGCTGAAGCCGTACCACTTAATGCGGCTGTTGATACGTTACCCATTACCGAAAATGTAGCCGAACCGTTATTGGCATAATATCCACCTGCTATTGAACTTGCAGTTAAATTAGGTATAAATGAACCACCACTTGAAGGCTGTTTATTTTCCCAAAGTAAAGTAGTGCTATTATACTGAATAATGTCATTATTTGCAACTGAATTAATAGATACGTTGTGTAATTCGTCTAATTCAAAACCATTTGTAATTCTGTAAACAATACGTCCTAAAGTAGGTGAAGTTCTCGCAACAACTCCAATAAAAACAATATGATTTGGAGCTTGTGGTTTTGTCTTAGTTACATAACCAGCATTATTAGGGTCAAGCCATAAAACATCACCGTCAACTAATGTATCAGTTGTAAATGGATAAGGTGCATCGCTTCTAGTATCTAGATTATGCAATGTTCCCAAACAAGCTACTAATCCATCTGAATTTATAGCAATATCAGAAATAACAACTCCGAATGTTCCACTTGACGTACTTTCTGCATTTGCTTGAGCTTTTATTGCATTTGGTCTGTACCCCGTTGAGCCATTTAAATATACAATAGTTCCCCTTCTTAATATGTCAACTGAACTATTATTCCTAACCGTTACGGGGATAGTTTCTGCATAATCTACAATTCCATCGTTATCAATATCATAAGTCGATTTTTGCATATCACCGTTACCAATAGTAACAGTTACATTTTCCCATTGAGAACTAGTAAAATTATATCTTAATATTTGACCATTTGCAACATCTGTTATTGTGACATCGTTTAAAGCATTAATAGATACGTTAGCATCCATTTTAGTAGTCCATTTAGTCGCATTCTCAAATGTCGAAGGAGTTAAGTATTTATCCGTTAATGTACCTGTGTTAACCTCACTTTGTGTGGCTGTTGTTGGTGCATCTATGTACTCCCAACTCGTTCCGTTTGAATAGTAAAGTCCATTTGATTTATATGTACCTAATATTCTATAACCTTGTGTACTTGACACCCAATAGAAATCGTTTGAAACTAGTGTTGCGTCTGGCAAACTTGCAAAATTTGAAACAGTATTAATTACCGTTCCTGCCCCACTACCTCCTGAGGCTGGATTAAAACCCGTATTTTCAGCATACCATAACTCCCAAGCCGAAACATTAGCATAAGCAGAACCATTTTCTTGCGTTAATTCACTAAATGTCACGTAATTTACACCCAAGTCATCTGAATAGATACTATAAGTTTCATTTGATACATTTGTTTTGGTAATCTTAACCTCGTTTGCGTGGTCTTGTTTAATGTCTCCACTCGCATTTACTAGATAAATGTAGTTACCTTTTTTGTAGATTTTCATTGTTCAAATCGTTTTATTATTCTGTATACTATTCTTTCACTAACACCAAAAACATCAGAAACATCTGTAATTGCTTGTGTTTTTTTAACTCCTTTTTGCATCTGAAATTGAAATGCTTTATATATCTTATACCAAGTTAAGACATTTACGGATATAAGTCCTGAACGCAATAGGTCGTGAAGTTCTCCACTATCGTGTAATTTCTCTAATAATTTTATTGACATATATAAAGTTAATCAAAAATTCGCTCTATTTTCTACACTTGCTAAATTTCCTTGTGCATCGTTTATATCTTGAACAACAACAACAGGTTTTGGCATTAATTCAATCATTCTCATTAATTGGTTTTGTGCATTTAATTGGTTGTCTAAATTGTTAGATAAACTACTCGCAACTGCACCACCATTAGCAAATTTCAATGTACCGCCGTTAGCCATTAAAGGTACACCGCCCGTTGCTGTATTAATGTTAGATAATTGACTAATTAATGGAGTAGCTCTTTTGTTTAGAATAAAAAAACTCTCATCTTTTTCAACCTCAATTTGCGTACCGTCTTCAAAGTAACCTTTCGTCCCTCCGTTTGCGTGACTATTCCCACCGAATAAACCCCCTTTTGCGAATTTCGGTGTAGGCTGTGATACTATTAAGCCAATTTGGGCCGCACCTAATATACCTGCTAATATAGACAATGGAACATTTGGCAAAGCTCCAGTAATACCTAATGCAGTATTCATTGTGGCTTTAATTATATTAGCTTGTTTTTCTTTTTGGAATGCTTCGGTTTTCAGTTTGCTTTCAGTCGCTTTAAATGTAGCATCTAACTCACTTTTTTTAGATTTAAATTCAGCTTCAGTAATAAGACCAGCATCTAATTGCTCTTGTAATTTTTTCTGATTTTCATCATTTTTATTTTGTTCCGCATTTAATTCATTTGCTATTCTATTTTGAGTAATAGATGAAAGTGCATCTGTTAATTGTGTAGCACTCTGTAAGGTAATTTCTGCTGTTTTTTGTGCTTTCTCTTGTTCTTTGGTTAGCTTTTTTTCAACATCTTCAGTATCCTTTTTTTCAGTCTTCTTAATTTCTTCAGATTGAATTTTATCTGTCTCCAAAGCAAGTTTTGAATTTACGGCTTCGGCTTCAACACCTACTAATTTTTTTAAATCAATTTCAGCTTGTGCATTTTCAGTTAATACTTTTATTCTTGCTTTTTGAAATTTTTCAAATTCTGCTTGTTCATTTTCGTTACCTTTTGATTTTATATAATTTAATTCGGCATTAATTAATTCTATTTCTTGACTTGCTTTTCGTTCACTTTCAACCTTTAATTTGTTTAAATTTTCTGTATCTGTTATTTGTTTATTTTCACGCTCTTTTTGTTTGTTATCAAAATCAATATTTATTTTATCAATTTCAGTTTGATTATTTATTTTTAATTGTGCTAATAATTTAGCGTTACCTTTTGCATCAGTTTGTTGTCTTTTATAATTTTCTTCTTGTTTTGCTAAAGCATCATTATAAATATCTAAATCTAATTGAGTTAATTTATTATTCTTTTCTTCTTGAATTTTCAATAATTGTTCTGCATTTCCATTTGCTGTATCTTCTAAAAATTTATAATGTGCTTCAATAATTTTAGATTGATTTTCATTTTTTAAATCTTCATTGTCTAAAATCAAATCTTTTATTTTATTTGCAATTGCTAATCTATCCTCTTCGGCTTTTTGTGTATCAGCTAATATTTTTTCATTTGCTATTTTATTTTCTTCACGAATAGCATTATTATTTTCAATTATTAAATTTCTCTTTTTATCCTCATAAAGTTGATTTTCATTAAATAGATTAATATATGATTGTTCGGCATCGTCCATTTTTTCCTGTAAATCAGCTTTACGGTCTTCATCTTCTGTTTTTGCAATTCTACGAGACAAATCACCAGCTAATTTCTGAAATTGTTGTTGTTCTTTAATTTGGCTTTGATTAGTTTCTCTTAAATATTTTAATTTTAATTTACCAACTTCTTCGGCACTTTTACCTTCTAACTCTGCTCTTTTTAATTCTAATTCACTTGTTTTTTCTAGCCATTTTCTTTGGTCTTGAATGGATTTTATATTGTTTTCAATTGCTTTAGTGTGTTTTTCCTGAGCCTTTACCGCCTGTTCCGCTGAGTAATCACTCCACATTTTTAAAGCACCAACAACTGCAACAATTGCCCCAACCATTAAGAATAAAGGATTTGCTAAAATCGCCTTACCTAATGAAATTAAAGAAGAACCCATATTTTTTAAGCCACCTATAATTTCCTTAAAAGTCATTCCCTTAGAAATAACAGCCATTTGTTTCATATTTTCAGAAACTCCTGCAAAATCTAAGTTCATTAAATTATCCTTAACAAGTCCTAAATTATTAGATAATTTCTCAAATCCTGTACCACCTGATGAAGCCTTAACATTCTCATTTACTTCTTTGATTTTATCGCCTAAAACCCCCGCTTTTTCGCTCGCTTGTTGGTATTCTTTAGAGCCAGCGTCCAAACCTACCATTATAGACTTAAGGTCTTTTAATTCAGCTTTAAGACCTCTTATTCCTTTATCATAGTTACCTACTTCACGAACGTGAACACCGTAACCAGCTTCTGACTTTTTTAAACTTTCGTTAAGGTCATTTACTTCTTTATTTAATTGCTGTCCACTTTCAGTATTTGCTATTTGTTCAGAAGTCAAATTACGTAAAGCCGTTTTACCAGCGCTTAAAAGCTCCCCTTGTTCCTTTAATGTTAGATTTTGTTTATGTCCTAAACGTTCATTTATTTCAATTGCTTTTGCTGATTGATTTAAAACCATAGTTTGGGCCTTAATTTCAACCCCTAGTTTTACATAAGCCAAAGCACCTTCCTTAGTTGTCTTATCCAACTCCGATTGTCTTTTTTTAAGATCTAAAATATTTGCCGAAGCTTCCTCACTTCTCTTTTTTAAATCTCCAGTATCCAATTTGATACTCAATAATATTGTTTTTTCTTCGCTCATATCTCTATTATTTCGCAACTTGTTAAGCCACCTTTGTAATTTTCTATTTTATTAATGTAAAAATAACCACTTAAATTTAAATCAGGTCTTTGAATCTGAATAGGAATACTAAAATCTAAGTCACTAATATCATTTACGTTCAATTTAGCTACTATTTTAAGCACTTTCGGAGCTTGAACTATTGATTGTATAGTTGAATAGTATTTAGGCACTAATTGACCAAATGTGGGTACATCGCAAAATGGTATAAATGTACTTTCTGATAATGTAGTTGTGCCATCTGTATAGTTAACATCGAAATTAGTAGATTGTATTTTTAAATTTAACAACCTCCAGTCACTTTTTAACCATTCATTTGTGTTATCTTTTAACCCATTAATTGTAGGTATAGCATAACCATTAAATCTATTACCCCAAGGTGTGTATGGATGGGCTAATTTAACAACTGTTTTCTCAGGTTCTAAATTTTCACCTACTAAATTGAAATAATAATCACCATACAAATCAGAATTGAAAACTTTGTCTGTATCTAATTTAAATAGAAAGTTGTTTTTCTTAGCATAGTTTCCAAATTTAAAACCCATTTGATTTTGATTCTGAATCTTATTACTCCAATCATTAGCAATTGACTTATTAACTTTTAAATCTTCAAAATTATTGAAAGATATTGTTTTTGTATAGTTGTTAGTTTGTATAATTATTGCCCTTAAATTTAAAATGTCTTTTAAAACATCTTTTACTTTCATCGTGAAAATCTTAGTAAAATTTATCGGTGTATTGTAAGCTATTTTTGGTGAAGGTGTAAATATCAAACTATGAGGATAAGTCGTTTCACCGCTAAACACGTTGCTAGGATTCATACTATTATATTCAATTAATGCCAAACTTTGCTCTTTATTTGTTTGAGCAACATAAGTTCTAATCTTAACTTTATATTCAGTATTTGCTAAAAAAGTCATTTCACTTGTTTCAATATCTAATGCAATATCTACTACTCCATTGTCGACATAATCGTAAGGTCCAAAAATTATAGGTCCATAAATATTAGTGTTGCCAGTAACATCTGTAATTGCCACATCTATATATGCTTGTTTTTTACTTATTGTTTTTGTTGTAGGAATAGAACTATATTTGAAAAATAAATCATATTGACCGATAAATTTTAACGTTCCAATTTTATTAACCGATGGCTTAAAAACTCCCAAATTAAAATCAGACAAATTGTTTTCATTTCTAAAATTAGGATAGCTTGTTAATATACTCATTGAAGAACCTACAGGAATAACCGTTGCTGTAGCTATTTTTTTAGTCTTTAATTGTTGACTTGTTTTAACCGCATCACTTGAAGGAATAGTAAATTCATTCGGAGTTAATATCATATTTAAATGGTCTGAACTAGTCAAGTAATTGCCAGTAAATGAATAACCAATTTTTTGAGATAATCTGAAAAACAACTCTTGCATTACCGCACAAGGTAACATCTGTCTAACATCAATTGTAGAAGTAGTAAAAAAAGTGACATCCTTTCGCCATCCAATTAATGGGTAAATATAGTATCTACTTTTATCTCTAATTGCTATATTATTTGTTAAATTCCAATTATAAACTATGTCATTTTCGTATAATTCACCAACTGTTAAATCCCCAATTGACTCCAACAAATCAGTATTTCCGCTGTAAACATTAATGTAAAAGAAGTTACTATCCGTAGATTGAATTTCCGCTATTCCATCACTAATTATCTCTATACCATTTTGCCTGTAAGTTGCTTTTAGCTTGTTATAAGGCATTACAGAAGATGAAGTTTGCAAATGTGACCATTCAAATATTTCTTTATTTGTTTTTGAAGTAGGTAGTTTAAACGTATTCGTGAAATTACCTTGTCTATTTTGTAATTCACCTATATTATTGGCACAAAAAGTTAAGCCAATATTGGTATTTTCTCCCAAATCTACCCTTCTATTGTTTATAATTAGCTCGTTCATTAACCTTGTATATTAATGTAAGGTAATTCTAAGGTAATTTGAATAGTCGCTCTAACATCAGTTGTATCATACAATTTAAACGACCCAACCTGAGGTCTTACTGTTTGCCATTTAATTGGACTTTCGCTAACTAACCATTCCACGCAAGGAGAATAAAGCATTGTTTTAATGCCTTCTATGTCCTCAATATCAACCGTAGCATTAACAATCAATAAAGGTGTGGCATTTTTAGAAATATCAGTTATTTGCCCCCTCGCATTTGTTAAGTCTGAAATATAACTTTCATAATTACCAGCATTTTGGGTTATTATCCCCTTAGTTTGCACTTTGTGAAATAACCAATGTTCACGACCACCATATGTATTTAACCACGAAACGAATACTGGATTATCCTTGCATTCCCTATCAATCTTAATTGTCTTTATTTCTGTAACTCTCATCTATGCTCTATTATAAAAATAACTTTCTTTTGGTCTATAAGGTGTACTCCATTCTATCCCATAATCTACATCATATTTTCTAGGAACGACAACCGCTACATTTGATTCTAACCAAATATCTAATGTCTTTATATTGCTAGTATATCCTTGCTTTAGCATTAAACGATTTGCATACAACCTACTAGCCATATTTAAATTATCCGTTGTTGTTGCTATAATATTGCCATTTAAATCTTTGGTTTGCTCTTTTCTAGTAACTTGGTAATTTAACATATTATCTGAATAAATAAAATTCAAACTAAATGGATAACCAACAAAGTATGTAGGTCTTTTAAATACGCTTTGAAATTTAGCTTTATCCGTTCTTGCATTGTCATAAGTAGGAACAAAAGAACCCATATTATAACCATACTTCTCTTGAATCTGATTAGATGAATTTGTATAATAAAGGACATTTGCATCTGTTAAGGCTGTATAATTTCCAGCTACTCCATTTATAACCTCTCTAATTTGGATATTAAATTTAGAACCTTCGCCAAATTGATGTTTATTTATTGCGTTATAAAGAAAGTCATTTTGATTAATACATTTTGTTGACAATAGTTCTTGCACGGAAACTTTAGATACTCCGAATAAATCAGTTTTGTTTTTTATGCTTCCTATTGCTTCGTAAACAGAACCATTAATGTAAGATACCTTTGTTTCTATAAAATGACTAATGTAACTATCTGTGAAGATAATATAACCTAATACACCACTATAAGCACTACTATTATAAGTTACAACTAATTTATTGCTACTTGCTGAAACAACGGTTAATAGTGTTTGTTTAGTGCCTTGAACTAAACTAAATTTATGACCAGCTTTAACCGAAGACGGTACAATAACGTTTAATGTGAATGTAATTTGATTGTTTCTATACGACCTAGAAATAACACTAGCATCAATCCTTTGCATTTCAAATGTAATCGGCTGATGAGCAGGAAACCAATTTGATTTGTGACCATTTATTAATATACTAGGATTCTTTTTAATTGAAATCATTGTTTAACTATGTTAGTTATTTGAACAAAATACCTTTGACCTATTAAAGATAGTAAATTATCTATACGATTAGATGTCAAAATAGTATCAAATATATTTTGTTTTCCGCCTTGTTGGTATAATTTTGTTCCATTTAAATGAATAGATTTTGAAATCGCCCAACTTAACTGCTCACTTGTTGGAACATTACCATCTTTATTTGCTTTACCACCTATACCTTTATTATTTATCCAATCTAAAATAGACTTTTGTAAAGTAGGATTTCCTTTCTTTGCTCCAAATGAAGTAGGTTTTCTACCATTCCATAGAACCGATATAAATGGACTAGCATAAATAGTCATACTATTCTCGTTAGATTCAACCTCAATTGATTTACCGAAAAAAGAACCTGCTACCTTTTGCAATTCAGGAACTATTGTATTCGTAAATTGATCAAATATTTCTTTATTTGTTGACATAATAAATAATTGAGCCAATTAATAACCAACTAACTATAGTAATTAACCAAAGATATTTTTTATATTTTAACATACCCCATCTGTATTTATCATTCGTAAACTAAATGGCATCATAACTCCACTCATATTTGTATCAAATAAATTAAGAACCTGAACACAAGTTTCAACTTTCAATTCTCTTACATTATCGACATCATTTTCAAGTGATATTTGAAATTCTCTTTGAGCTGTTTTCGCCTTAATAAATATGCTTTCTTGTTGTGTATCATTGTCATCTAATTCAGATTTAAATAAGAATAAAGCCACACAAATATAAGTCTCCTGAAACGCTCCTGTAATAGCTATTTTCGGTGTATACTTCATTGGCATATCTAAATAAACGGCAGGCAAAATTTGTTCATCAGCCATAAGATTTTGAAACTGAGTTTCTGAATGTAAGAAGGTATAACTTTCACTATTGGATGTCATATTATCAACGTGTCCTTGTACTAATTGTTTAATTGTCATTTGTCTTTTATTATTTCTGAGTAGTTCTTTTCAAATTTAGTACTTATATTTTGTTTTAATAGAATTAAAAAGATTAAATTATACGGTAATTGTTCAACTTGTTCGTGAGTATAGTTGTATTTTTCTGCTATCATATCAATAGTATTGAAATCGCCTAGTTCATTAAAGCTATCAATACCAGCCATTTTTTGCTCTATTGTAATATCAGATTTTAATCGTTCATTATCACGTTCAATTATCTTAACTAATCTATTTAATAGATAGCAATAGGATTGAAATACGACCTCACAATTCAATTCTAAACAATCTACACCAGAATACAATTTAATGACCTCATACACGTTGGATATGTCTCTACAAGCTAATATCTTTTTTTCATAACTTTCTTGACCTAAGTCAAAAGGTAACTCAATATTATCTATATAATTACTTTCTTCAAACTTAGTAGGGTCATCTTGTAGAAATTCTAAATAAGGAGTTATAATCTCAATATCTAACATCAATATCTCAACCTCATTTAACCCAGTTAATATTTGAATAGCTTGAATTTCACTTGAACTTTGAAGTTTTAAATAATCTTTGAATTTAATATCACTCCAGCTAGTGGGTAAATTGAAATCCTTTATTTGCGTTTTAAACTTTATCATAGTAAACGGCTTCTAGGTGCTTTTGCTTTTGGTTTTGACGTAAAGAAATACCTAATTCCGTCAATTGCGTGGTTAAAATTATCGATAGGTTTATTTAGTTTGTTACCTTCACGGTCAACTGCCCACGTATACGCTCGTAATTCTTTGATTATATTCAAACTATTGGAAGTTACATAAAAGTTATTCTCTTGCATCCTTTGAATACCGTACATAATACTATCAGCTCCCTTAGTTGCACCGATTATTTTCATACCCAAACTAGAAAGTTCTTGTATTGATTTTGGTTCGGCACTATCCGCAATAGTATAAATTGAATTATCAATATTTAAAGACTTAAATTCTCGCCATATTTCGGGGTTAGTCAAACCAGTTCGATAAATACGTTCATCAAATATGTATTCGTTATTCCATTGATAAATATCAGTTATTGTCGTAGGGTCGTTAGTATAACCAAAATCCATACCTCTACCTACTAATTTAGCATCTAAAGGTATTTTGTCAAGTTGTTTCCAATCTGAAAAAATTACACCCTCTAAATTACCAATTTGACCTAATCCATAAACATTATACCAATTCGCCCAAAATTTTGAGGTTTTTGATTTTTCCTTAGCTTTTAAAATAAAGTTTAATGCACTTTCAGGACACGCTTCATTATCTAGGTAGTTAACTATTAAGAAGTCGACATCACTATCATTCATTAATTCTTTGTGAAACCAAAATTCACTAGTCGGATTCCAATCTAAATAAACGAATTCTTTAGTTCTTGAAGCTAATTCTGTATAAGCGTGGAATGTCATATTATTGCACTCGTTCATATAAAGACCGTCACGCCTTGCACCTCTCAATTTAGCATCATTGTCGGCACTGAAAAATTCAATTATGCTACCATTTGCAAACGTATATTTAAAGTCGGTAGCATTCCACCGTTCATCAAACCATCGATTTGTTTGTACCATTATCTTTTTAAAGTCTTTCATTGCTCCTCTTTTTAAGTGAGGTATACTTTCTGCAACTACTGAAATCTCTAATAATGGTTTTTTACTTGCTTTATTAATAAGCAAAGGCAGGATACCAAATGTCTTACCCGCACTCGTTCCGCCTTGAATACCCTTAATAAATTTAGATAATTTAGATATTTTATTAATTACCGTAGTACGAATAAACATATTTAATCAATGTCAGGAAACAAAGGTTGTTCTATTTTAACCTCGTGTTGTTGTTTGTCTATTAAGTTATTTAAACGCTGGGTAATTGATGCATTATATTGACCTACCATACCTCCCTCTATTTGGTCTTGTCGTATTTCTTCCTTTATACGTGTACAGATAGGTCGATATTCTTCATAAGCATTGTCAGTATTTTCTAAATAATGTTTAATACTTCCTATTTCATTATAACAATATACTTTAAAACCTTCAATGGTTAATGGTACTTTTAAAGGTATTGGAACAACTTTACCAGTCTTATCTAATTGATATTGATAACGTGGATTTTCGTGAATTTTACTTTTATATTTATCAAATAATTCATATAATAATTCAGGAGTTTCTATATATTTTTTTTTGCTCATAAAATAAGTGTCATTTGTTTATTAAACATTGCATCTACAACTGTACTACAACCGTATCTTTTAACTGCTAAGTCTATAAAGTAAGGTTCTTTTCTTACCCTATAATTTGACTTTACAATAGGTAAAGGGTCGATCAAAATACCATCTACAAATGTAGCTTTGATATTCCTAATCCTGCAATATTCTTCTAATTTCTCTAATTGTTGCATAACCTTTCATAAAGATAATAATATTTCTCACATCTTATATTTTCGTAAACGATTATTTCAATCCATTCAAAAAGTTCTTTTGTCATTTTATTTTGGGTATTTATTTATTTTGGTTGTATATGCGATACGAGTTTCGGGTATATACTAGTTATATGCCATTTGACAAAAAGAACTGTTTGAGAAACCAAATATAAGCCATTACCATAGTAGAAGCGACAATCAATTTAGATACAAAATCGCTAAACTTTTCATAAGATTTATTACTTGCAAAAGGTACAACGGTTCTAATTGTTGCTAAACCAAACATTATTATTGTAAATATTAACATAATTTATTTTTATTAGTCAAATAACCATTTACTGATTATTAATTGTTTATACTTTATTAATTTCATTTTTATTTACGCAACTACGCATACACGAGAACCGTTATTTTTTTGTTTTGAAGGTAGCGTAATTGTTTACAATGTAGATGACAAATTCACGCATAAAAATACTATCCTTTTCGCTCTTGTACCATTCAATAGCAACCTTATGAAGGTCGGACAAAGTACCGTGCTTTGTAATTATATTTCTACGATTGGGTAAATCTAAAATGGGCTGTATTAACATAATTTATTTTCTTTTAACCATAAATCAATAACTACTTTTGACTTGTTTAAATCACTTTCAAACTCGCCTTTTTTTTCTGATCGTTCTAATCGTTTAACAATGTCGAATAAATAAGCATTCCAGCCTCGCTCTTTTGCTATTTTGTATAAAGTTCCGTTATCATTGTTATAATGTTTAGGTATATCCGTATTACAATTACTAGATATATCAAATGAACTTGTACTCCAATAATCAATTTTACCTATCTCATTATACTCGTCACCAACTAAAACTTGACCTTTGATAATATTGTCATCTTTATAAGTTACTTGAATAACTAAGTCACTTATTTTATGTTCTGCAATTGTATTTTTCATTTCTTTTCTGTTAAATAAATCTTAATCATTTTTTCAATTGACTTATCGATATGTTTTTCTCCATTTTCACGAAACCACATAAAGAAATCAAATAGTTCTTTCTCCATTATTCCTTGATAAAATTTCCATTTTCCGTACGTCCTTTCCTATCTTTTATCTCATCATAAGCACTTTCTAAACACTTATCAAAATCGTGTCCCAATTGGTTAGCTAAAATGATTAAAACTATTGCACAGTCTCCAATCGCATCTATTTGCTCGTACGGATCTTTATCTAATATTGACAATAAAAGTTCATTACTTTCTTCCTGCAACTTGCTATATTGCTTTAAAGCATTCTCGTTGTGTAAAAGGTCCCTTTCCGAAGCCCACTCTAATACTTTTTCTTTTATATTTTTCATCTTATTTAGTTTTGTTGTGCGAATATAGTTAAATATCTTTAATAATCATAAATTCACAACCATATTTTGTAACTTCTTTTCCTCTGAATAATTGCAAAGGTTTAACAGTGTCGGTTTTTTCTTTACATTCTATGAATAAAGGCTTCTCATTTTCCTTTAAAGCTAGTAAATCTGAAATACCGTTTTTATTTGTACGTGTCAAATTTATGACAAAATAACCTTGTTTCTCTAGGTCTTTAATAACTTTTGTTTGTAGTTTGCTAGCCATTATATTAATTTTAAAAATTGTTTTTCTGTGAAATTCTTTTTATTTTTTACCACATTATATATTTTTTCTGTTAAACTACCTTTTGGATAAACAAAATAAACATTATTTTCTAATCTATTTATTGTTGTTAAACGATCAATTGACTGAATAAAATTTGTGCCAGAGTATCCAAAATTATAGAATATTAAACAATCTGCTGAACTTAAATTAATACCCATTGCCGAGCTATATTGTTGACCTATATATGTTTTATCTGAATTATTAAATTCCTCAATATCGGTTGTATAGTTTGTAAATATTTCTTTTAATAGTTCAAATTCTGCAATATAATAATAGAAAATAGCTATCTTTTTATATTTGAATTTATCTTTAATATAGTTTGCCTTTGAATAATCTAAAACTTTAACATTACCACTTTCAAATTTAATCGTTCCATTTTCTAATTGGTGTATTTTCTGCATTAATTTTGCTCCTGTATCTGCTAAAATTAACTCATCTTTGCCCTCTATTAATTTATCTTTTTTAAGTCTTTTAATTAATATTTTGTTTATTGGTTTGCAATATAAAACATTGATATTTACTTTTGATTTAAACCCTGAATTTTCCTGAGTATATTTAATTGTATATTCATCAATAATTGGATTGATTAAATCCATTTTAGCATCTGAATAATCTTTTACAACTCCATAACCTAAATGTTTTTCAGTTACGTTTACAAATGTTTTCGACCATTTATAAAAATTACCATATTCTTTAAATGGAGAATAATAAGATACCCAAAATTGGTGGTAAATTTGTGATCCACTTTCAGTTGACATTGTACCACTTAAAAATATCATAGGTAAATACGAATATTTTAATTTAAATAGTTTAGTACGATTACTAGGTTTTGGAAAAGCTCCATTTCCGTGGTGTTCATCTGAAATAATTAAATCAAAGTTACCATCTATTTTATGCAATGATTCAGCATTTATAATAGTTATATCAAATAAGAAATTAAAGTCGTTATAATCGTCTTGAATTGATTTAATAGCCTTCTTTTTAGTTATAAATAAAACATTTTTAGCATTGAATAACTTTGCCGTATTTAAAGCCGTTAATGTTTTACCTGTTCTCGGTTGCATATTTAAATAAACTATCTTTTTATTTCTTAATATTTCAACTGCTTTTTCTGATATCTCTATTTGATAGTCTCTTAAATTCATTTAAAATTTTGTTTAAAATAGTTTAATTTTTCCTCTAATAATAAATTATCTCGCTTTAATGTTTGAACTTTAATATCTAGTTCAGTAAATTGATATTGAATAAATAACAATCGTTTTAAAGTGTTTTCCGATAGCTTTGTATCTATTCCTTTAGCTTCCTGATTTAAGATAGTTGCTTCCGTTCTAAATGCTAAATTCTTTAAATAATGAAAAGCCACGTTAACATCAATTTCTGAACGTAAATTATAATTTATTATCTCATCTTTTGACAAAGTAATATTTTGATTTACTAACTCTTTTTTTATCGAAATAAACGGAGTATTTAATATTACTCCTTTTGGTCTAGTTAATTCCATTTTCTTTTTCTATTTGCGTCCATACATCAAGAGTAGTCGGGTCTACTTTGGTTTTGATTATTTTAAACTTTTTAACTCCACCAGGAGAAACTGTTTCATAATGATAATTAAAGAAATCACAATACTTTTTTATTGAACTTGTAACTTTATTTTTAGATAATTTATTACGATCAAATTTATTTACTAATTGATTTTCATAAAAAGTATAAAACCAAGTTGACTCAATCCATTCATCTGATTTAATTTGATTAATGCAATCAATTAATTCTTTAGTTATCTCAACTTCTAATTTCTTAAATGGTAAAGAAATACTTTCATATGACATTAAACCATTTTTAAGATACTTTTTTAAACATTCAATCATATAACAATCAAAACGAGCGTATTCTTCTGCGTCCCAATCATCAAAAAACATATGTTTAAAATAGTCTTTAGGTGTGTAATTTGCATTAAAAAAAGAACTTAATTCAACCTCAAACTTTCTAGCATCGTGCGAACCTCCTGTACCTTTTAAAACATAATTAGTAGTAATTAATATTTTTGGGCTATCCTCAACTGGCAATTTAATAGTGTCTTTTCCCTTATAAGTTATTTCTATACCCTCAGTAATTACAGAAAAAAGATTTATAAATTGAAAGTTTGGTTTAACATCATCAAAAACTAATACTTGACAATCTGTCTTTATTCCTTGATAAGGAAAAGGATCGTTAAATGAAAACTTTTTACCGTCTATAGATTGAACTTTTTTTAGTTGTTTAATTGCATTCCAAAATAAACCTTTTCCACTCCTTCCATTTGGCTCGTCTGAAATCATTTCATCATTTAAAACAATTGCTTTATTTTCGCTTTTTGATTTATATGAATGAACTAAATAACCAATAACAGTTTGAAAAGTATTATATCTATCTACATTTTCACCACTAATTTTCCAAATAAATTCCCTATACTTACTTTGATGATGATCACTTTCGATATAATCTCTTTTTATAACCTGATCCTTCCATATACTTAAACCAAAATCGCTATAAGGTTTTAATTTTTGAGTATCTTTTTTAACTTCAACAACTCCATTTTCATAGAATAAATAACAAGTATCTTTTTTATCTCTAAGTAATGAAATTTCTTTACTTTGTATCATAGATAAAAAATCACGTTTAAAGATATTAGTTTTTGAAGTCATCAAATTATAAACAGGTTTACTTTGTATTTCATTCTCAACGTAATTTAATACAAAATCTTTAACCTCAAAATCATCTTTTATCTCTAAAAATATATCATTTTTTTTAATAATATTAAATGAACTTTGATCGTTTGGTTTACATTTAAAAAAGTTGTTTACTTCTAAAAATCTTTTAAAATTATAATTATCTAATGATAATTTACCGTCTTGACTTGCCGTGTAAAATGGCTCTAAATTGTTTTCATTCATATGTTTTCTGCTAAAATATTATTTACTAATTTGCTTGTAACTTCAAAATCAAATCCGTTATAACTAAATTTAGTTCCTTCTTCTAACTCAATATTAGATATAAAAGTTTCTGATACTTGATCATTTTCAAAAACTAAATGATAATTAAATTTATATTTATCTATTATAAAATCATATTTAATAATTAAACTTCTTTTATTAAAACATCTATAATCATTCTTATATAAATCACCTAATCTTTTACTAAAAACAACTTTATTAATTATTTTAGAT